GTCTTTGAAGACTAAGAAACTAAATAAAAAAGTTCTGGGAGAATTTATTTCTCTGGTGGCATGAAGATGAATTGGAAAGAAATCGCTCTCCAGTGTGAGAGTGATCCTAAGGTACGAAAAGTTCTTAAGGAGGGTCCGAAGAGTCTTGCTCAAGCATGGATGCTCCAAGCAATGAAGTTCAAGTATAGACGATTTGAGAAGTGAACACTGGGGTCTTCGGACCCCTTCTTTATGCCCTATAATAACTTCAGTTCAAACAAAGCAAATGGGTCTTTCCAAAGAAAGCATTGTCAACTATCTCCGCGAGTCCTACGGCGAGTCCGTGACTTCTGCTGAGATCAAGGCATACTGTCAGATGAATGACTTCAACTACCAGACCATTACCAACAAACTGACTGACTACAAAGTTGGTCGTGGTAAGTGGAATCTGGAAGTAACGAAAGAGACTGTAGAAGAATTGGAAGTGACTTATAATGCTCCTGCTGCTATGCCTGCAGTAGAACAAAATCTTATTCCTCAGAAAGATGATACCTTCGTCCAGTTTGGCAATTTTGGTGATATTAAAAAAATTGTTAAGTCCGGTCTATTCTACCCTACGTTTATCACGGGTCTCTCGGGTAATGGCAAAACGTTTTCTGTCGAACAAGCATGTGCCCAACTCGGACGTGAACTCATCCGAGTCAACATTACAGTAGAGACTGATGAAGATGATCTTATTGGTGGTTTCCGTCTTATCAATGGAGAAACCGTATGGCACAATGGTCCCGTTGTGAAAGCCCTCACCAGGGGTGCCGTCTTGCTCCTTGACGAAATCGACCTCGCTTCAAACAAAATCCTTTGTCTCCAATCCATCCTTGAAGGAAAGGGAGTTTTCCTCAAGAAGATCGGCAAGTACATTACGCCCGCCGATGGTTTCCAGGTCTTCGCAACGGCAAACACTAAGGGGAAGGGGTCTGACGACGGTCGATTCATTGGGACTAACGTGCTCAATGAAGCTTTCCTTGAACGATTCCCTGTAACTTTTGAACAGGAATATCCTACTGCAACAAACGAGTACAAGATTCTCTACAAGGTTGCTGCTTCTATTGGAGCATTTAAGGAAACTTCTGATCTTGATTTCCTGAAGCGTCTGTGTGACTGGGCAGACATTATCCGCAAAACCTTCTATGATGGTGGTATTGAGGAGATTATTAGCACCCGTCGTCTTGTTCACATTATCAAAGCATATAGTATTTTTGGAGACAAAGCACAAGCAATTCAAGTTTGTGTCAATCGTTTTGATGATGAAACTAAGCAAGCATTCCTGGAACTGTATGACAAGGTTGATGCTGATTTCGTAATGCCCATTGACGAGGAGGTACAATCCTGATATAATTATGGCAAACTCTTGGTCCTTTCTATCTGATGAATTAACTATGACTAATCAAGACTATTGGGAAAATGATGGTATTAGTATGACTGGTAATCCATATTTTGCTCCAGACACAATCAATTTTGGTGGTGGTCTACCTGGAGGTATGGGCGAAGATCACATTTCATTTTCGTCCAATACTTATGGTGCAGCACAACCTGTCATCCTTGGCGGTGAAGATTCTCTTACTTTTAACCTTGACATGACCACTAACAAAAATCCTAACCGATTTAAGTACAGTGAAGAACGTATTCTTAAAGAACTGACTGATTATATTTCTGCAACACACAACCAGCACTACTCTGCTGGTGATGATGCTGTCCAAACACTTGATCTGATTGAAGCATGTGGCGATGGTGAATCCTTCTGCCGCAGTAATATCCTTAAGTATGCCTCTCGTTATGATAAGAAAGGTACTGCCCGACGTGACATTATGAAGATCCTGCATTATGCTGTGCTTCTGATGCATTTCAATGACAAGAATGCTCAACGTGAAACCTACCCTCAGTGATGAAAACTCGACCTCCTATGAAACTGTCTGATAAAACTATTTCTGTTCTGAAGAATTTTTCTTCTATCAATCAATCTATTCTCTTCAAAGAGGGTAACAAACTTCGCACTATCAGTGTGATGAAAAACATCCTTGCTGAAGCAACTGTTACTGAAGATTTCTCAAAAGACTTTGGTATCTATGACCTCAATCAGTTTCTCAATGGTTTGAGTCTGCACCAAGATCCTGAACTTGATTTTGCTCAGGATGGATATGTTGTGATTCGAGAAGGTAAGTCTCGCTCAAAGTATTTCTTTGCTGATCCAAACGTGATTGTCACTCCTCCTGAAAAAGCAATCAATCTTCCTAGTGAAGATGTTTCTTTTCAGCTCAGTACAGAACAACTAGATAAATTGCTGAAGGCATCTGCCGTCTATCAACTTCCTGATCTGTCTGCCATTGGAGAGAATGGTGTAGTTAAGTTGGTCGTTCGTGACAAGAAGAACGATACTTCTAACGATTATGCTGTTGTTGTTGGTGAGACTGACAAAGAGTTTTCTTTCAACTTCAAGGTAGAAAACATCAAAGTTCTTCCTGGAACTTATGAGGTGGTAGTGTCTCAGAAACTCCTTTCTCGATTCACTTCTAAGAACCATGACCTCACCTACTACATCGCCCTCGAACCCGACTCCACCTTCGGATAAGAAGGATTATCAAGGTCCCCTCTATGCACCATGGTGGAAAGTTGAAGAGGGGAAACGTAAATTTAGTGAATGGTTTAAAAAACAACAGTGAAACACATCCTTTTTACCCTTCGGGGTTGTCCGTTTGAACTCCTTGATGATGAAGAGTTCATTCGGATGCTTTTGTATAGAGCAACAAAAGAATGTAAAGCGACTCTACTAAATCTAGCAACACATAAGTTTGATCCTCAAGGTGTCACTGGTGTTGCCATGCTTGCAGAGAGTCACATTTCCATTCATACTTGGCCAGAGAAAGGCATGGCAGTTTGCGATGTCTTTACCTGTGGTGATACCGCAGAACCTCAAAATGGTGTAGAATATATGAAAGAACAATTGAAGGCAACTGATATTGTCTCTAATGAATTTGTTCGTCCTTTGGAATGATTATGCGTAATGAATTTTTGTGGGTAGAAAAATATCGCCCCAAAACTATTGAAGAATGTATTTTGCCTGCAAATATTAAGAAGACCTTTGAGGACTTTCTAGATAAAGGTGAAGTGCCAAATCTACTCCTTGCTGGACCTGCTGGGTGTGGAAAAACTACTGTAGCAAAAGCACTTTGTAATCAACTAGGAGTAGATGTTTATGTCATCAATGGATCCGATGAAGGACGATTCCTTGATACCGTCCGAAATACTGCGAAAAACTTCGCTTCGACCGTCTCGCTTGCTTCAACTGCAAAACACAAAGTCATCATCATTGATGAGGCAGATAACACAACCAATGATGTACAACTCCTCCTTAGGGCGTTTACTGAGGAGTTTAGTGGTAACTGCAGATTCATCTTTACCTGCAACTTCAAAAATAAAATCATTGAACCCCTGCACTCGCGATGTGCCTGTATTGACTTTTCAACCAATTCCAAAAGCAAACCCCAGCTTGCAGCACAGTTCTTCAAGCGAATCCAAGAAATCTTGGTTGCAGAAAGTGTTGAATATGATAACAAGGTCCTGGTAGAACTGATCAATAAACACTTCCCTGACTGGCGTCGTGTTCTGAATGAGTGCCAACGTTATTCTTCAAGTGGTAAGATTGACTCTGGTATTCTTGCAACTTTCAGCGATGTAAAAGTAAATGATCTCGTTAAAAAACTTAAGGAGAAAGATTTTCCCGAAGTCCGTAAGTGGATTGTTAATAATCTGGACAATGATTATAATCTACTTCTTCGTCGCATTTATGATGCTTGCTACGAAACCTTGGTTCCTGGTTCTATTCCTGCTGCTGTCCTTGTTCTCGCTAAGTATCAGTATCAAGGAGCATTCGTAGCAGATCAGGAAATAAATATGCTTGCATGTCTCACTGAAATTATGGTGGAGTGTGAATTCAAATGAAACAACCTAGACAAAAGAAATCCAGAATGTATTACTATTTCTGGAGTGTCATGACTATTACCGTATTCCTTGGACAACTTTATGTCGGTACTGGATATCGACTTCTCCATGGAAGTATGCGGGAATTGCTTGATAAAGTCGATGGAGTTCTTCTCCATAAATCTGATAACCCCTCTTATGGTTTTATGAAAAATGATTGATGTTAAACTGATTCGTATTGTTACTGGCGAAGAAATTATCGCTGAACTTATCTCTCAAGATGATAATACAATTACCGTAAAAAATGGTCTTGTAGTTATCCCTAACGCGAACGGTGTTGGGTTTGCACAGTGGGCAACTGTGATTGATCCAGACAATCCTGAAGTCACCATGAAGCAGCAGCATATTGTTTACGTTGCTGCAGTTCAGGAAGATGTTAGTAAGAAGTATAATGAAATGTTTGGGAGTAAGTTAGTTACTCCATCTGCTAAAAAATTAATTGTGTGATGAAATCGTATAAAACTCCTCTTCGTTATCCTGGTGGCAAGTCTCGCGCTTGTACCAAGATGGATCTCTATTTTCCTGATCTCCGTGACTATAAGGAGTACCGCGAACCATTTTTAGGTGGTGGTAGCGTAGCGATACATATTACAAAGAAGTATCCTCACTTGGATGTTTGGGTCAATGACCTGTATGAACCACTCTATAACTTTTGGAGAGTTCTACAAGACGACGGTCGTGCTCTCTACGAAAGATTGCAAGACCTCAAGTCAACCCATCCTGATGAAGAATCTGCAAGGGAATTATTTTTAGAATCAAAGGATAATGTCAATGCTTACACTGAATCGAATCTATCTCGCGCTAGTAGTTTTTATATTATTAATAAGTGTAGCTTTAGTGGACTCACAGAGTCCTCCTCCTTCAGCAGACAAGCAAGTGTCTCCAACTTCTCAATGCGAGGAATTGAAAAACTCCCAGGATACACTCAAATAATTCAGAATTGGAAGATTACTAACTGGTCATATGAATCACTTCTCACTGACCGTAGAGACGTATTTACATATCTAGATCCTCCATATGATATCAAAGATAATCTTTATGGAAAGAAGGGAAGTATGCATAATGGATTCAACCATGATGATTTTGCTTCTGATTGTGATAGATATGTTGGTCATCAACTTGTATCTTACAACTCTTCTAACCTTGTCAAAGAAAGGTTTGATGGATGGAACGCAGGTGAGTTTGATTTGACTTACACCATGCGATCTGTGGGTGAGTATATGCGTGAACAGAAAGACCGTAAGGAACTTTTACTTTATAATTATGGAATTAAAGGACTGGCTTAACTCAATCAACTTTAGTAAAGAGGATCTCAGTGAGGACATTAGCTCTTATCCTCCATATATTATTAACCGTTGTTTGTCTGGGCACCTTGATTGTGTCATGTTTGCTAATGAGATGAATCTTCATCATCATTTAGATAAAGATATGCAATATTCATTTTATCTAAATACTTTGAGGAAAAGAAAGAGATTCTCTCCCTGGCTCCGTAAGGATAAAGTCACGGACCTAGAATGTATCAAAAAGTATTATGGATACAGCAATGAAAAAGCATCTCAAGCTTTAAAAATCCTGACACCCGAACAGATTAACTTTATTAAACAACGACTTGACATTGGAGGAAAGAAATGAGTACTACGGTTGAACCTACAGTACAATGGTCTCAAGATCAGATGGTTGAGGTGCTGCTCAATGAACCAGATGATTTCTTGAAGGTCCGCGAAACTCTGACACGCATCGGAGTTGCATCACGCAAGGAAAAGAAACTCTATCAGTCCTGCCATATTCTTCACAAGCAGGGAAGATACTTCATCGTTCACTTTAAGGAACTGTTTGCGCTTGATGGAAAGCACGCAAACCTCACTGTGAACGACGTACAGCGCCGTAATCGTATCGCCCGTCTCTTGTCCGACTGGGGTCTGATTAGCGTTGTTAAGGAGGATTCTGTTGCGGATATCGCCCCTCTGAACCAGATCAAAGTCTTGGCATACAAGGATAAGGCAGACTGGGTTCTGGAGCAGAAATATAATATCGGTAAAAAAGGAAAGACCCAGGAAACCGAATAAATAATACTGCGATCTTTCGTGCGGTCGCTTCAAAAGTCGGAAACCCCTATAAGGAGGTACGGTTCTTACCGTATCTCCTTTTTTTGTTTTATGCTATAAATA